AAGAAGCTGAGGCGGGAGCTGAGAAAGGAAATGCGGGGTGGCTTGTGATGTTCTACGATATGGCCAACCGTGACCTTACGAAGATGGATGCAATCATGAATATGCCGCTCATGGAGTTCCTGAACTATGCAGCCATGCTGAAGGGGCTAAACCGCAACCGGGCGGAGCGATTGAGCAAGGCTGCGAAGGGCGATGTAAGGGGCTATATTGCGGCGCTTATCGGTGAAATGGTACCATGAAAATAACTTACAACCGCCCTCTTCTTGCACCTTACCAGACAGCGATAATTGACGCCCCAGAAAGATATACTGTAACTGCTGCATCCACTAAAGCAGGCAAAACTGCCTCGCACATTGTTTGGTTGTTTGAGCAGGCATTACAGGGGCGCAAAGGGCAGTCGTTTTGGTGGGTTGCTCCGGTGTATGGACAGGCTGAAATCGCGTTCAGGCGCTTTAAAGAACAGACCACGGCGAAGCTGTTCACCGCGAATGAATCAAAGCTCCGCCTTGTGTTACCCAACGGCGCAATGATTGAATTTAAGAGCGCGGAAAAGCCCGACAATCTGTACGGTGATGATGTCTTCGCAGCGGTGTTCGATGAATTTACCCGCGCACGGGAGGAAGCATGGCACGCGCTCCGTTCCACGCTTACGAAGACACGCGGAAAATGTAAGCTAATCGGGAACGTTAAAGGGAAAAAAAACTGGGGCTATCGTTTAGCCGAACGAGCGCGGCAGGGTGAAGAAAACTACGCCTTCTTCAAAATTACCGCATGGGACGCCGTTGCCGCTGGCATCATCGACCGTGAAGAAGTGGAACAGGCCGAGCGTGACCTACCAGCGCACGTCTTCAAAGAGCTGTATTTGGCCGAGCCAGCCGACGATGACTCTAACCCCTTCGGCATTCAGCACATACGCGAGTGTATTGCGCCTCTGGCCCCCGGCCCTGTCAAGTGGTACGGTGTGGATTTAGCGAAGATGCGAGACTGGACCGTTATTATCGGCCTGAATGCACAGCGGCAGGTGTGCTATTTCGACCGATTTCAACGGGACTGGCGGTCCACGAAGGAAGAAATACAGCGGGTTGTAAAAAACGTGCCCGCCTTAGTTGATAGTACGGGCGTGGGCAACCCGATTGTTGAGGATTTGCAAAGGGCTTGCCCGCGTGTCATTGGGTTCCAATACACGGCGCGAAGCAAACAAGACTTGATGGAAGGGCTGGCCGACGCCATCCACGGGCGGGACATTCGCTTTCCAGACGGCCCTATCGTGGATGAGTTAATGAACTTTGAATTTACCTACCGTCGCACGGGAATAAGCTACAACGCGCCTGAAGGCCTGCACGATGACTGCGTGAATGCCCTTGCCTTATCTTTGCATTGCAGCCGCGTAAACCGCGCCTCAGTCTGGAACGTACAATGAACCAATTGACATACACCATTATCGCAAAAAAAGACCGTGTCGAGGATAGCTACCACTACCTGAGTATAGCACAGGCCAATAAGCTAAAAAAGAAACTTGAGGCCGATGGCTTTATAGTCAACCTAATCCGTGAAGACGCTTTCGGAAACATTAGCAAAAGCCGCTTGGGTTGATTCTATTTGTCAGCTCTTTGCCCCGCACGCATGGCAGGACTTGCGGCAGGATTTGTTTCTAATGATTGTAGATAGCCCCAAAGTTACCGCCCGGGCTGAAAGAGCCTTGGAGCTGGGTTGCCTCGAATACTTTTATCTGAATTGCGCTAAAAATCTAACCCGTAAGCATGGACACGTTACGCGATACTTTCACCCGTGGACAAACAATGAGGCAGACGTTTATAGCTTGCCGCTGGCGGATTATTCCGATACGGAACGGCCACAGGATGAGGAAACAGAATCGCAGCAACTTGAGGCGGTCTCAGAGACATACGCGGCGCTCGATTGGTATGAGCGCGGATTGATTGACTTACACATGAACGGATGGTCAGACCGTGAAATTTACCGTCGGACTGGGATAACGGATAAAGAGGTAAGGCGCGTCTTGCGTAAGTTCCGAGCGGATGTTTTAAAACGCAAAAGCCCCGACGAATCGGGGCCATTGCGCGAATGAAGACGTGATGCGAATTTAGCTAATTGATAGCGTAGTCAGCACACCGCTTTGCACGATTGCAGGTGGTTCCTTTTCCGCGTGCGTGAATGTTAGGTCAAAGCCTGTCATGTCTCCCAGCGCTACGCCGCTCATGGATGAGCCAGCGGTCATGTCCATACCGCGCCCGAGGCCCATAGCCCAGTACTGATTCTCGTTCGTTTTCACGATGGCAACGAGGCGTGCAACGCTCAGCAGCTTGACTTCATTGCGCTTTGCGGTGCTCAGCTTCCGCAGCTTGATGTTCAGCTCAGTGCTGTTGAACACTGTGCCATTCTCCACGCTCGGGGTGATGGTGTTGGTGAAAGAGGCCGTGTCTTTCGGCAATTCGTATTTGAAGAACGACTTGCCTCCTGTCAGGGTCAATGCTGATACTTCACCGCTGGCAAGGGTGTAAGACGATACCGCCTCATACTCAACAAGCCATACGGTTGAAACGCCTCCGACCGCATCTTTGCAGTCGTGCGAAAATCCTGTGGTTAAAATGCAGCTCATAGTTGTTTGCTAAAAGAAAGGGCGGGCTGTTAACCCGCCCCTTCCGGTTGGTTTGTTAGGTTAGATTAGAGTGAGAAGTAAACGACTTGAGTTGGGAATGCAATCTGAACGCCGTATTTGAACTCGGCGTTGAAGATTACGTTTTTCTTCACGGGATCGGTGATGAACTCGAACTGCTCTTCTTCGCCGACTAGGTCAGTACCAATGTAGTAGTTGGCCCAGTAGCTGAAGTGGATTTTGTTGCTTCCGTTCAAGCCCGGGAGACCGTAGATTGTGGTGCCAGTAATCGGGTCAATTACTTGGAACTGATTGCCAGTCTCGGGGTTGTAGTGGAACAAGTTGGCACCGATAAGGTACTGCTTGTACAACAGGAAGGTGTCCACACCCATCGCAAAGAAACGGTCGGGACGGCTCAGGATAGCCTTGCCATCGGTGCTGGCCTGTGCTTGGTCAATCATCTTCAGGATTGCGTCATCAATGTTAGATGAAGTCAAGCTGGTCAGCTTAGTCCATCCGCCGCCTGTGGTCGGGTTCCCTTCGATTGGGTCGCCTGCGCCACCGAATCCGAGAGCAGTCAGGATAGTGTTGAAGCCGTCGAATTGATTAGCCGCAACGGTGCCCTGCCAGATGTCCTCTTCCAGAGCGTTCGCAATCTTTTCAATTTTCTCGTTTCCGATTTGCTCAGCAAATGGCAGCTCGTTATCACCACGGGAGCCAGCGGCCATCTGGGTTTGCATCCATTTAACCTTGAGCGCCTTAGGGCACAGGGTTTCGTAAACGAGAATATCGCCTACGGTCAGGGTGCGCTTGCTGAAGGTGGTGCTGCCAGAAGTTGACGGCTCGCATACGTTTGCTTGGAAAAATACAGTAGAATCAAGAATGTTCAGGTTGTCTGAAGTCTTGATACCGGGAATCACTTGACCAGCGCCTTGCAGCAAGCTGGCAGTGGGGGAGCCGAAAAGGGCTTTGTACAGCAAAGGGAGCCTATCCTCCTTGCCGTAGTTGTCGAGGTCTGTTACTACGAATGCCATGTTTATTTTGCGTTTTTGATTTTACGAATTGATTCTGCGAAGCGCTCAAGGTTTGCATCGCGGCGGGCTGCTTCACCTGCAAAGCCGTGCGGCTTTTTAACAGGTTCTGCGGCAGGAATCGCGCTAAACTGCTCGATTACTTCAATGGTTTTAGCCTGTGCGTTGGTCAGACGTTCGATGGCGGCGGTAAGGCGTGCGATGGCGCTTTCTTGTGCTTGGAATTTGGCAGTGTATTCGCTTTTGATTGCAGCGAACTCAGCGGCCATGTCTTCGCCGTTGTCGGGCGAATCGTCCTGCTTCAGCATGATTTCAGTCACGATGCCGCCTTCGGTGGTTACAAGTTGGCCGTCGGCTGTTTCGTGTGTGCCGTCGGGAGCGGGAACGAACTCGCCTTCAGGGGTTTGCACTTCGAGCAATGCGCCTGATTCGAGGGTTTCGCCTTGCCACCGGATAACGGTGCCGTCTGCCAACGTGCCTTCGCCGAATGTCAAGGGTTGCTCAGTGGGAGCGGCTTGGGCTTCCTCACTGAACCCGAGCAGGGCGCGGATCTGTTGAATTTTGTCTTTAGCTTGCATTTCTGATAATGGATTGGTTTCTGAATTGCGGAAGTTTTCGAGCAAAGCCCGCATGGCTGTAAGGGTTTCCTCATCTTCGCCTGCTGGTTTGTCCGTGAAATAACCCTCGACTGAAAAGCCTTTGAACTCACCCGATTT